TTTACCATGATCCATAACTTTCTTACCCATAGGAGTAAGGTTGCCTTTCTTATCATACATTTGATTGATAAGTTTCTTTTCAGCTGCAGTTAATTCATCAAGCTCAACTGCTGCTTTAGATTCAGTTTTACCTTCTCTTATTTCAAAAATAGACTTTGACATATTAATTTTTTCCCTTAACTTTAGCGGCGAGGTCTTTATCTGCTTTACCCCATGTGCCAGATGATTTAGTTACAAATGAGTTGACTCGAGCAAATCCCCACTGTGATGGAGTAGTACCAGGTCTATGGCCGGTTTTCCAAGCAGCTACGCCTCTATTGTAAACCTGACGTAGAACACCAAGTGGCATACCTGTCTTGTCAGCTTTCTTCTTGAGTGCAGTTGTTACATCTTCAGTAATGACTTCGTTGAATGAGCTAAATGATAACACGTCTTCTCCATACATTTGTTTGTATTTTTTGGTATGCTTTGATGGCTTTGTTTCGGCTGTTGCATCGCCAGGTGCTGGTTTATACGCATTAGGATCATCATCATCCATGTCAGCTTGTTTATTAAACTGGGCTTTACGCTTTGCTGCAGTTGACTTTGAAAGTCCTTTATGGTATGCAGCGCTTTCAGACTTTGGTTTCTTTTCACGGTCATCGGCACGCTCATCATCGACTGCGGCTTTCGACATCATGCGAGTATGCTTTAACTCGTCACGTTCTTTTTCTTTTTCGATCTTATCTTTAGCTGCAGCAGAAAACGCACCTTCTTCGATCTTCTCAACAGAGTCAATCCATTTACGAAGCTTCTTGCCATCAGACATTTCAACAAGAACGTAGTTAGCACCAAGCATAATAACTTGGCCAACTTCATCTGATTCTTTAATAGCAACTAGGTCACCTTCAGCAAACAATCCACCTTGGACGTATGCTTCACGCTCTTCTGATACTGGAGAAAACTCAATGTGTTCGCGGTAGTTGTATGACTCTTTGAGACCCATACCCTTACGGACATCATTAAACAAACCTTGTCCGTCTTTAAAACCACGAGGCAAGCCTTTTGAGAAAGTAGCTAGGTCGTTTGATGCAGCAGCTGCACGCATCTTAGATGCAGACATACCGGATACATCTTCAGCATCTGGGTCACGTTCACCAGCAGATACAATGTTAACGCCGCCTTCGAAGTTATAAAAACCATGACGACCTTTGACGTTATTGTATTTGTTTGTAAGTGCTTCGAATTCAGGTACACGGTCAGAGCCAACAACCATGTTTACTTTATTATAGCCCTGATTGTATATTTTTGTAAGAATGTCAAATACACTGCGAACAGACTTATCTAGCATGATAGCGCGAGCATGCTTTGGAAACATTTTGCGCATGTATTTGACTTTAGTAGTATAGTCTAGTGGATTCTTTTTAGGATCACTAGACTGTGAGGCGAAAACCATATACTTAGATCCGCGTGCTACTTTAGCAACCGCGTCTAATAGTTTCTCATGCCCTGTAGTAGGAGGATTAAAACGACCAAATGTCACAGTGATCTCTTTTGTCGCTTCTGTGACGTATTCAGCAAAGCCTTTGAAATTCATAAAACTAGCCCTTCTTAGGTTTCATTTTACTGCGTTCAGCTTGGCGAACCTTAGGAAGTAGTTTCTTAGCCATACGTGCAATAACTGTTGCGCGGCGGTTAACCTGCTTCTCAATATTGGCACGTGCACCATAAGACAGGTCATCTTTGGATCTATCTTTTAGGATTTTATTCATAACAGCCTTACGTGCCTGGCGCTGAGCTCTCTTTTTGAGTTTCTCAGTACCGGCAATACGACGCGCGGCCCTACGACGACCCATGGCAATCTTTGCCTTGTTCCTGCGCATGGATTGTTTCATCTTCATGCGAGTCTGGATGTCAAGAACTTCTTCGAGTTCCTTATCCATCTCTGCATCTTCTTCGATGTATTCTTTAAGTCTTAGCATTAGTTCTCGCTCTTTCCATTAGGATCGGGATGGTGTATCCCAGCCTTTAATAATATCAGGGCTAAAGTTGTTGTATGAAAATTCCATACGATCTACCAACTTAACCGCGCCACCTTTGATATGATCAATAGCAACAAAGCCTTCGGCTCCAGTTACTTTAAATCCGTTTTGTGTCTTAACAAAAGTGTTAATCTTATTCAATCTGTTTAGTTTATTTATAACTTTTAATTTCGCAACAACCAGAGATTTCTGGAGATCAAATAATAATTTTAAGTTTTTCTTATTTGATTCGTCAAAGAATTTAAGGAATTCATCACGCTTTTGTGCTTGAGCAGTTTTGCCCTTTTCACTTTTACGCTTATCAATTTCTTTTTGATATTTGTCTGAGATGTATTTTACTAATCCATCTACGTGTCTTTGTGTATTACCAATTGGTTTGTTTGCACGAACATACGTATTATTGTATGTTTCTATAGTACGGGCCAAGTCTTGATTGGATTCAATTTGCTTAAGGGTCGTACTAGAAATTTGCTTAAAAATACGTCCAGCTTCTGACAAAGCCTTGGTGACCTCTGCAGTCTCTTTCTTTGTAAGTGTAACCGTGCCAGATAGATCTCGCAGTTGAGCGTCCTGGGCCCAGACAGACTTGACCTTTCTATACTTGCTGACATCGACTCCGTACTTTGCACGCATGCTTTCGAAATCTTTTCCTTCGTAAGCAGTGTGGAACACAACTCCAATACGCGCCGATCGAATTCGCTTGGCTTCAGCGCTAGAATCAGGGACAGCGTATACAATGGTATTAGGATGAAAAGTAATATAAGATTCTCCATCAATGGTCTCCTTTTTCAAATCGTCAGATGTAAACATCACGTCGCCTTGAACAACACCTTTAATGCCAAGCTTTGATAGCTCGGATAACGCAATTTTCATTTTGTTGTTTAGATCAGCATTCGGAATATCTTCATCGATATCCGCATTTGTTTTATACACCTTCGGATTCTTGTTAAAAATTCCTTTTTTAGCTACGAAGAACTTACCATCAGTTGGATCAATCCCGCAGAAGACAGCAGGTGCGCCATCCCATTTGACTGTTACATCTCTTGCGCCAGCCGAAGTTCCAGACAACATATCGCGCATAGCACGAAGTGCAAGGATAGCTTCACGTGCACCTTTTACTCCACCGTAGATCACTTGATCTTCGATGTGAGTCATGTGAGTGTTTTTCTCTTCAGACAGGTATTGGCTAAACTTAATCATATTTTCCTACTTTGCAGTGAAATCACACATCATACGAGTTGGGTATCCGTCTTTACCCTGGGTGTCTCTGATGTTGATTTTGAATTTGTATGACGCTGACTGGAATTCTACATCGACTCGTTTGCCACGACCGGTTTTACCACCGTAATATACAGTAACATTACCAACTGGCTTTGCAGCCTTTTTCATCGCAGCTTGGTTCATCTCTTTTGAAACAATTCCCTTCGTCATTTTGTGGATGATATGGTAATTATAACCTATTCCTGACTGCAATAACATCTCTATTTTGCGGCTGTCTGGTTTAGCTTTAGTGTCGATACTACCCTTGCCAGTATTAAATACTTCGGCAAATTTAATTGGGTCAATACCAAAGATTTTAAGGAGATTCAACCCATCTCTATCAGTAATAGTACCTGCTTTGATCTGGGCTGGAGAGAGGATTTTTCTTACACCTACGTTGAAGAACGTAGTAGTTGTGCCTAGTTTAAGGCTGAGGTAAATTTCACGGTTGTCAGTAACTAGTGTGATATCTGTGACCGACTTGCCGATATCGAATCCAGATCCTTTTGGGTTATCTAGAATAATGTTCGAACCGAACTTGAGAGGGCGTTTAGTGTTCTCGCCACCAACCACATTGACCTCTAGCTTACTTGAATCGTTTAGCTTATAAGTCTTATCAAGGTCTTGAATAGCGGCAAGCATTTTTTTGTCTTTGACTTCTTCGCCGTTCCACCATGCATTCATAGCGTCAGCAAATTGGCCTTCAAATAGGTTACCTCGGTTGTTTGCACCACGGTTACCTGATGATCCATTACCGAACTTGAGCTTAAGCTTCTTGATACCGGAACCAGATACAATATCAGAAATTTCTGTTTCAGACTGAAGTGCACGAGTAACGTTAATGTTATTCTGCTTCTTCATATCAATATTGATAGGAGCATCAACACTTGGATACTTTGCTTTCAAGAAAGTAAACAGTGCTTTAATCTCGTTCTGATTATCTGGAGAAAAATCTTTTAACTGACTTTCTATCTCTTCGACAGATTTTGGAAAGAAAGAATACATCTCTGATAAAAATTCCTTAAATGGTAACATTTGTCTTATAGTCCAAATTTAATTGTTTATACTATTTATAATAAAAAAGAAGCCGGCTTGCGCCGGCTTTAGGTGGAGAGAGAACATTATATTATAGTACTTCTTCGAAACATTCTATTGCAAGTTGGCGTTCTAGTCGGAAAGCTTCTTTTTCCCACGGATAGTCGGCATATGACATGCTGGTAGGATAAACCTTTTTCTTCCAGCGGATGTAGTTTCCATCAAGCGGAGCCATTTCATTGCGCACATACTGCTTCAGGTGGGTGAGCTCGTGAGTAAGAGTAGAGACTAGATCATATAGACGGAGAGACTTATCTACCTCTATCTCATACTCACGATCACCATACTGCATGCAGTATCCATATGCACCGTCCCGAGACATACAGTTTGTAAGCTTTACTGTAATCTCAATGGTACGGTACCTGGGCAGCATCTTCTTCAGATACCAACCAACAACTTTGTGTGCCAGCTCTTTTTGCTTGGCTGTTCCGCCTTTTATCTCAACTATGTTCATAGAAATCCTTGGTCAGGTTCAGGCCAATCATCAGGTTGAGGACTTTCTAGTTCTTTGATTATATCCTCAACCATATGTTTTGGCGCACCGGTTGAATTGCTGATATCCTCAATAGAGTCACCAGCATAAAACCGTTCTTGTACATCAACTATTAAATTAGACATTCTAGACATAAGGATCTCCTTATCGGCGGCGTAAGATATACGCGTCAACCTTTTCAGCACATTCAAGAGGAAGTGATTGAGCGACTAGGTGTTTGATGCTACGATCAGGAAGACGTCCATTGTACTTTTTAGTATAGTACTCTCTGGCACGTTCAAACCGATTTTCGCCACGACCTTGAAGTTTGACACGGAACTGATAGTCCATTTTAGCCTCGCGAAGCGAACGGTTCATGTTACGAACCATAGCACGAAGTTCTTCGAGTTGAAGCATATCGTCGGCACAACCGTAGTGGAATGTTCCGATATATGCGTCTGTACGTTTTTTGTCTATTTGAATTCCCATTTGATCTCTCTCCTTATCAATTTATGGTATCATTATACCACAGCTTTGGGCCTTTGTACACAGTTATTTTAGCTTTTTTTAAACTTTTTTCCTGGCATAATCTCATCACCGTTCATTTGGATAATGCCTTCTTTTTCAAGGATTTTAAGTGTGGAGTCAGTTCCCTTCTGTACACCCTCTGCGAATGCAGTGACCTTAGCTTTTTTACTAAGATCCATGACTGATAGTAACCACCAGGCAAGGAAAACGAGTGCCATCCACCATTCTACGTACATTAGATTTCCTCTACTGTTATCTTGTATTTCTTTTTATTGATATCTGTAATTTCGATTGTCTTCATAGTAGACTGAAAGTAGCCTTCTGTAGGATGAAGATCCATCTTTACTGGACCAACTTTACCAACTAAAGTAGTCTCAGGGTATGCTTGCACCTCAAGATCCAAAGCTCCCTTGATTCTATCTGCGATATAGTCGCAATATGCCATCATTACGCTGCCTCCTTAATACAGTCCATAGGAGACACACGCTTGACATGTTTCAACTTAAATTCGCGATACTCATCATCGCAACCGTCAAGCCATTCCTCAACAGTTAGAACTGCAGCTGGAAACTCTTTCCAAGTGATATCGTTTTCGATACTGGTAGCAGCTACAAATGCCATAGCATCAGCAGGAGTCTCTAGGTCGCTGACCATATAGTCTGAACCAGACTTAAACTTCCAATACTGGTTACCATCTGCAAATCTCCCAGATTCACAGTGTGCACCGTAGTTTTCTAACGCTTGACATACAACAACAAAAGTAGCCATAATGATCTCTCCTCATTTATTATGGTACCATTATACAACGGAAAAAGGGGCTTGTACACCCCTTTTTTTACTTTTTTATGTAAGATTTAAGTATTAACGAACTTTAATCTTAATCAGATCGAACCGTTCAGGTCCAACAATGAACCACTGGCCAGTTTCGGTGTTATTGAGTAAGTCTCCAACACCAATATTTCTGAGCAGGCCGGTTCTTAAGATAAGCGGGTTATCCCGGCTTCCGTTGATTAGCTTCTTAACCTGAGCGCTATCAGTAGCTTCCACATCAGCAGTTTTTTCATACCTGCCTTCTCGGAAAGCCAGGCGTGCATCTGCCTGTGTGAATGCGTTTGAGATGCCATAGAAAACTGACAAAGATGCCAGTTCCCTATTTGCCTTTTTGATTTGATATACGCTGTGTTTAGCCATAAAGTGTCTCTATCTTTTTAATGCCGAGTGCCCAGTTTTCTGCTGCAGACTCAACATAGTGAAGTGATTTATTCGGGAACTCTTCCCTGAAGAAACATTTATTATTAGAATCAAAGTATTCGATGTAAGCAATCTCTTCTCTGAAATCCATACAGACATCGGCTTTACCTTTGCCGGCCTCTGCGTAATATGTAGATATCTTCTTACCCATATTTATAACCTTTAACTAAAGAATTTTTCCAACATTTCAATTCTATCGTTTGCTGTTGCCATAGTATCTAGTTCGCATTGAATAGCCTCAACGAATTCACCCTGTTCACCAATACCAACCCTAGAATTCATATAGACCATGATGTTAGTTTTGGCTCGTTCGAGTTCGCCCTCGGCATGCATCCGTGCTGCCTTGACTAGTTGTTCCTTCATTGTATTTCCTTTCTTACTCTACAAAGTCATTTACCATAGGGAAGATTTTAGTGATTGCTTCGGCACATGCCTTAGCTACTTCAATATGTTCTTTCTGCGTCCCGTTGCCTGAACGAAGCTCAATAAAGTGGATCCATGAACGAATAGTACCTGACATATATAAGCGAGACTTAGTATTACCTTCTGGCAATACTGCACGTGCCTGCTCTTTTGCGATACCATTTTCAATAGCCCAGTTATAGTGTTCCTTGGCTTTATCAATAACGTCTTGCTGTCGCATCCGCCACTCACCTTCGAGCCTTGGATCTACGTTATCGATGGAGTTCTGACGATTCTTTGTATCTTGCAAACGTGCTTCGCGTAGTACAAATGAGTCTCCAAACTCACGAGGATCGGCATACCGTTGACTAAACTCTTGGAATGCAAAAGAACGGTGCCGTAGCATCTGACGTGCAATATCACGTGTTGTTTCGATTTCCATAGTGGCAGAAGCCATTTCAAATGGTGACCAGTGTTTGTGCTTTGCCAAATAGTTCAAAAGCTTTTTAGTAGTTTCCATATTCATCTGATTTGATGGATTGGAAACCCGAGCACAGAAAGAGATCAGATCTTGAACATCTCCCATACCTTCTTCTTTAAATTCATCGGTGGGCTGAGTGCAGCCAACTAGTTTAACTCTCATTCTACGAAGTCTCCTCCAATTTTATTAACAACTTTTATATCAAAAGCCTGAATTAATTCTTGTGCAAATGGACTTAGGTCTTCCATCCATCTTTCACCCGACACTAACTGTGTTAGCTGATCATAACTATATTCCATAAGTTCTAGTTTAAATCCATCTTTGTATTGTATTTCCTTTATATTCCAAGGGAGCCTTTGATTTCTTTCAAATACCGGTTCAACTTCGCTTGTTCTTCGACAGGTAATAAGTCTATTCTTGTAGATGAAATCTTCTAATGCCTGCAAAGATCCAAGACGTAAGGAAACAACCGTAGAGTCTTGAATATTTTTTCTAAGCACGTGATATTTATGAACCTTTACCTTATCAGATATACCCAAAGCATATGCCAACTTTTCAGCATACACCGATTGTTCTTCTCGAGGATCGTATAAATCAGCAGAACCAACTACACCATTCCAAACTAGATAACAACTAAGCAGCCCACAACCAGATCCTACATCAACAATATGACTTTCGTTTAGTAAGTTACTAATCTCGTCAGCAGGCCAACGATGAAACTTATCCCAATAGTCAAACTCAATTGGAAGCAAATTCGTTTCGATTTTATTTAGATAATCAAAAAACTCCATTACGCTTTAAATCCTGAAAAATCCAGTTTGTCTTTTTGCGGAGCTACCTGTGGGGCAGTATCCGCGATTAGTGTTTGCGCTGATGCTTCAACATCATACAATCTCATTCTGGCTCGATCGACCCCGATAACAAATCGCTTATTGGTTGTGGGGTCGTTGTATCTATTCTTGAGTTGTTTGACCATGATTTGGCCGAGGCTTTCGAGTTCTTCGTTCGATATGAGGGCGAACATGAGATCTGCAGTTGCAGGAAGACCAAAGGATTCCGACGTGTCTTCAAGGCCAACGTCAGTGTTTGAATATCCGCTTCGAGTTGTCTGAGTCGCCGATACAATGGGCACGTCGAATTCGACTGCAAGTCCTCGAATTTCTTCAGCAATTGACTTGATGAGGGAATATGTATTAACCGATCCACTTAAACCTTTCATTCTTGCTGAAGAACAAATGTTAAGATAGTCGATGAAGATAATATCCGGTTCAAAGCTTTTCTTAAGCTTAAGCTCTTTTAACAAAGCTCGGAAGTGTCCGGTGTGAGCCGAACCAGTTGGATATTCTTTTACAATCAGCTTGCCAATTGTCTTCTTTGCGATTGCCGCTATCTTATTGTCAAAAGTACTTTTGTCGATTTTATCCAGTTGGTCAATGGGCATATTCATCAAGTTAGCATCGATACGTTCAGCAATTCGTTCTTCTGCCATTTCCATAGTAATATACAAAACATTATTACCTTGGGTCATAGCCGCTGCGCCTACGTGACACATGAATAACGACTTACCAACACCTGTACCAGCCAGTGCGATATTTAGAGTCTTATTAAGTAATCCACCTTTTGTGATCTGGTTAAAGTAGTCCAGGTCAAAAGGCATCCTTGCTTCTTCTTTATGGTAAAAGTCAAAGCGATCGTCAGAGTTATTAATATAGTCGTGGCCAATGTCCTGATCAAAGTTAACAGACAAAGCCTCAGATAAAATCTCAGGAATTGCGTTGTTAGTCAGTTCAGACTTGCCATCAATAATCTCAATCGATTTCATAATAGAAAGAAAAACGGCACGATCTTGGCACCACTTTTCAGTCTTTTCTAATAACCAATCCATATCAGCTGGCTCGGGTGTCACTACATCGTTGATTAGATGAGCAGCTGCTTGGTATTTATCAGCTGAAACATCTGTCTCATCTAGTTCGATTTTAAGTGCTTCGCCAGTAGGGATCTTGTTGTATTTACCAACATACTGAAGAACGGTATCGAAGACGGCACGATGCTCATCTTCGAAATATTCCTTCTTTAGATATGGGATAACTCTTCGAGTAAAATCTTCATTGGTCAGTAGATTCCTCAATACTGTTGTCTGTAGACTCATCGCCAATCCTATACTTATCGTTTTCAAAGGCATCTTGTAAGATGTGGTTTAGAACGTCTCCAATATAGTTATTGAAGTTGTTATCATTCTCAAGTTCTTCTTGATCATGATCACCAGGTTCTAGGATCTGGTATTGGAACTTAAGGTTCGCAATACCATCACCGTTTTCTTCCACATGGTCAATCTTTGCCGTTACTTTTCCATAACAGTAGACCACACCTGCATACTTGGTTTTGAGCTTTACCGCCCACTGGTCATTGAAACCATTGTCTGCAAATGTGTAATCGTCTATTGTGATGTCATTATACATCATTTTCATCGAGAAGTAAACCCCCTTCTATCATAGAACGGTAACCAATTGTAAATTGTTTTTTGATGAACTCTTTAAAATCAGTTTCTTCAAGGATTGGTTTCCAGAACTCTTCGGTAAGAGTTGCAGCTGCACGAACTTTAGGATCAAGCAATTCACCCGTTTCACGGTCGACAACACAGTACCAGCCATTTGATGGTTTAGCCACGTAATTACCGGCCAGGGCAATGTCAAGTAGACCACTGTACTTCTCAATACCGCCATCCCACGATACGCTTACTGGAATCTTGGATTTCTCTTTGACATAACGAGACTTTTCAACATTGATAATAAAGTCATAACCAGTAACTTCGGTACCTGTCTTATTTTGACGACGACCCAAGATCCAGATATTATCGGCTGAATAGTAAATGCCTGTACCACCACCCACAACGTCTTTCGGAAACAAACCGATTTCTTTATATGTGTGGTTGATAGCAAGAAGCGAAATATTCTTCATTGTAAGGTATGGGGTAACCATACGGAATAGACCTTTAAGTGCCTTTGCACGAGACATATCTGCAACAGATTTCTCATTGAGCGCATCCTCAAGTTCTTTCTTTGATGCAAGGTTACCAATAGAATCGATAACAATAATGACTTTATCACCACGGTCAATGTTCTCAAGTTGACCAACAAGGTCGAACTTAAGCTGCTCAACATCTGTAATAGGAGTATGCAATACACGACCGGCATCAATGCCAAACGTTTCAAAGTAAGCTTGTGGTGAACCAAACTCAGAGTCATAAAACAACATGACAGCATCTTCATGCTCTCGAAGGTATGCTGCAGCCATAAGCAAAGCAAACGAAGTCTTAAAGTGCTTCGAAGGACCGGCAAGAACAGTCAATCCTGATACAAGACCACCATCAACGGATCCACTTAATGCAACATTAACCATTGGAACTTCGGTAGTCACAACATCCTTTTGAGCAAAAAGTACCGATTCAGAAAGAATAGCCGTATCTTTAATCTTAGTATTCTTTTTTAATTTATTCATAATTGACATGTTAATTACCTTTTGATATACGGATCTGAACTGTATCCGCTTCTGTGATTTCGCCGTCTTCGATCATTCGATTTAGTTGTTCTTCTGAATATACACTAAACCCTTTATTGGATCCACTTTTTTTAATCCAATATGCTTGAGACGCGTTAATTTTTTGATTTCGCCGTGGCATTATCTACTCCGTTTGATTTGATGTTGGTACTATTATACCATAAACTCATCTAGTTGTACACCTTTATTTTTAGGCTCACCTTGTCTTTGTTCCCATCCCGAGATCCAACCTGAGTTATTAGATAGGCTAGATGGGATATGGTCAAACGTGTCATCACTCCGTGGTACGTAATTCTGACCGAACCGAACAAAGTCACACATCACATCTTCGTTATCCCGAGGCGCACCGCCCATACGTTCGCACAGTAAATCCATAAAGGAATCTGTATCGTATCCGCTTGACAATAGTTTCATACAACGAACTGCGTTGTTTCCAAAGTATCCGTGTGACATATCATCAACCAGATCTTTGTGGTAGTCACCTAAATCATATGAGAATGCAGCATAGACAAAGTTAAATCGTTTGTGCCCTTGTTCTACGTTATGTTGATTTAGATAGTCAACCACTTCTTTATGAGTTCTTTTACGACCTTCTTTTGGCATCCAATCCATAAACCGGTCGAGCAACGGTTCAAGCTCATTAACCATAAAATCAAGGCAAGTAACACCCTTACGAGGAGAAGGTGGTTGGTTACCAATAGATGTAAACAGTGGTTTACCTGCACCCTTGGTTTCAACCATAAGATCTTTCATGTCTTGGATATCTCGTAGATTGCCAAAGCGGTGTACTATATTATTTCGATAACCATGATCTCGAGTAAACGATGCACCTGAACCAGTAATGCGATGCGCCAAGTAAACGTATAACCAGGTTTTAGTATCCCAGCTGTCGGTGATATAGCTATCAACCAGATCCCAATGATCCTGGCCGAGTGCTGGGTTTTTAATTTGATGATGACGCTTTGGTGTTCGTCTACAGAACTTAAGATCCTGTAGAACATTAGAGAATCCAGCAGCGTTTCGTGTGTAACAGTCGTAAATATCTATCTCTTGCATCAATGGATCGTTTACAGCAGCATCTGCTTCTGGCCCAAGGTAGGATAGTTTACCCCAGTTGCAGTTCTCTTGCAGCCATTTGGCACGTGGATAATAATAGTTGACTAGTACATCTAGTGCTTCTTCATTCAGCCATTTCTTTGACATTCTTTTCCCAATCTCTGTATGAGTCAATTCGATCCGGTAAAGTTGCATCCTGTAGCTCAGGTTCTTTACCAACATTCCAAAATAAAATGTCTCGATCACTGTTCTTAGGTATATACTTCCACACCTTACCATCATAAGTGTCGATATTAGGAAATGGAGGAAGGTTCTCTTTATTCTCGGATGCAGTAAATGCAAGAGGCTCAGAGATAGGGGTTGCCAAACCAAGCTCACCGGCTTTCATATTACGTGACACACATACCGAAGTAAACTTGGCATTTGGCCATGCAATTTGCAGTCCCCGTGTGAGCACGCCCGTGGACGTGGCAGTATACACTTCGTCTGGTTCTTTAAGTTTAGATGCTGACTTTACGATACCGGCAGTAACCATTTCATGTTTTAAACCAAGTGGAATAAAGAAAGCATTATGATGCTCATCCGCCCACTTCTTTGCAATCAGATTCAGGTTAGGCATTGCAGCGATACGATGAAAAGATACTTCGGCACCACGCTCGATACAACATGCCTGGTGAATAGAAATCTTTTTAGATGAGGGCATAAACAACATTACTTTTTTGTTATGACGTTTTGCCACATCCAAAATAGATACACCAGCCAAACCTGTTCGTGGCTGAACATAAACAATAGTGTCTATCTCTTCAGGTAAAGAGGAGATGAGGCAGTCACCACCACGAACTTTTGATCCAACCAGATAGTCATCACGTACGACACGTACGCCATCATGCATTACTACTTCTGGTGTACCATAAGGATCTTCCCAGTCTTTGGCAAGGTTTAAGTAATATTCTTTTGCGTCTTCAAATGTGTAAAGGGGTCCAACATCCTTGTTGACCCCATCGACTACGTGTTTATTATGAGCCAAGTAAAGTTACTCCCCAATCGTTTCTGTAATAAAATGGTGGAGCAATGTGGAATGATGATCCATGCTCCATATATGTTCTTGCGTATGTCTCACCATCCATTGTGTACCAATCACTGGGTGGGATAATTATGTTTCCGTTGGATTGTTTATCGAGTTCGTCAATAAAGTGCATTGTAACGTCTCGACGATCAGCGGAAGATCCGTAGAACGGGGTTCCTTTAAAGAATCCAGATTTGGGAATACGGCGACTTTCCCACTCAACGGGTACTGGACAACTATATAGTACCTGCACTCCGAACTTGGATTGAAGAACTTCGCCCTCTCGGATGTACCGACTGACCAGATCTGCCACGTCATAATCATCGTGCCGGCAAATATGGTGCCTAATGTCAATAGAGCCAAAACAGAGATTGATGACGCCAGTAGGTACCACACCACGGAGCATAGATTCAAAACCATTTTTAAGAGCACCGTGAAGAGTTTTGCCATCGTTACGAAGCACACGATGCCTATGCCCACTAAAAGCAATAGTGTGAGAATCTCCCAAAGTGACTGAGTCATAGTCTAAGTCCTCTTGTTTCAAGGAAGGCACATTCTTCAACCTATTAGAAAGTGCATCACACCATTCTTCGGTAATACCTTCGTAAGTAGTATTCGCGCCAATACGCTTTTTCAGCATTGCTCCATAGTCTGGCATGTCCCAATCAAGTGATACGATATTATCACACGAAGCAACTAGGTTGATCCGGTCAAATACTTCCTTCGTTGCACCACCAAATAGGTTAAGTGTACCACCAAAGTTGGCACCATGGTCGATGTAAACCTTGTTGTACAATGTAACATTTGGTGTACATTTATTATTAATATCGGCATTAAGCTGCTCAGCCCACAGCTGAGACCAGCCATGGGTGTGAGACTTTGGATTAACCGGTATATTAGATATAGGGTTTGTGATTACACTAGTCATCGATAAACTGCCAAGCAACCCCGGCCTCTGAAAATAGTTCTTGAGTAAACTTAAAAGATTCTGTCCATACCTCGGGAGTATCCACTTGAGGTGGCATAATTACCTGTTTAACACCAACCTGGATAAGACCCTTTGCACACTCAGAGCAGACAGGAAGACCTGTAACATACACAGTAGATCCATCAAGGGAAACACCATTATATGTTGCGTTATAAATCAAGTTCATTTCGGCATGGACAACAAACTTATATTTAGTCTTACGGTCATTCAGCCGTTCTGGACTGTGACGGATATTGCGAGGAAAGCCATTATAGCCTTGAGCCAAAACCTGGCCTTTATCACCAACTGCCACTGCACCGATCTTGCGAGATGGGTCTTTAGACCAAGTTGAGATTTCCTTGGCGAGGCTTAGATAACGTTTATTCCAATCATGACGGAGTGTGGGCAAATCAGTATTCCTTATTTAACTAGATCGAAGTGGCGTTCGTATACGTGGAGATTCATCACTTGCCAGGTGAGATCGCCTTTTTCAACATGGACATCAAACTGTTCTGCTAGTGATCCGATGGCATAATCCATGAGATATTGAGCCCACGCATAATCATTCTTATATCCAAATACAACATCGTTCGAACGCATTTGAGATAGCATATGCAGCTTACCGTCACGGATATAAAAGGTTTGCGCATTAGTACAGATGAAGTCAGACTTGCCACCTTCATCGAACTCGACCCAGATTGATGGACGGTTGTAAACCATTTGAGCACGGCGAGAATCAGGATTGCTAGCTAGTTCTTCAATAGCCTTGTAATATTGACCGTGATACTTTTCAGAAAAAACTAAGTGACCATAGTTCGAATTAATGTTGCCATGAGCATCGGCCGAGTATTGCCATGCTGCAGGAGGAGCCTTATCTTTACCATGGATATCATTAATGTTGGTTGACATTGATTCGTACCAAGCTAGCTCGGCATCAATGTATTCTTGGTTTGGCTCTCCGAAGATCGAAGGCTCATCAGCAATGAAAGAAGCGCCAAGCATTTCAATAGTCTTGGCACCGGTTTTATCGGTAGTAAATGCTTCGTCTTTAAGTTTGCCAATAAAGAACTCACGAATACCGCTTACTGTTTGGTATGTACTCATTTTTTACTCCGTTTAGAATAGCGATCGTCTGACTCGGGATGTTCCATTTGGTGTACACGCAAGATAATAAGTTGCGTAATAGCATGGATCAAGTGAGATTTACTAGATTCAGGATCTAGATCCTCACCTTGCCAGAACGAATTAAGATGTCGTTGAATTGAAGAATAGGTACGACCAAAATTAGTAGTACCGCCATCATCACGCCAGTTGTTTTCACCATACTTAGCTGCACCGAAACCAAAGATCTCAGAGATTTCTACTAAGACTTCGGGTGGAATTAGGTGCAGAGGTGCTTTTCCATTATCATATTTCATAGTAGTATTATACCATATCTGTTAACGTTTGTACACACTTTTATATCGATTAATTTCACTATCCCACTCAAACATCTCGTCACACACGTACGCAATTGTATAGTCAGAACCACGCTCAATACGACCAGTACGCTCAAAGAAAATAACGTAATCAGAAACATCTTTATTCCACATCACTTTGCGTTCCCACAAAGAGGTGCGACCATCTACGCTTTTAGTATAGTTATGCAATACATTCTGCTTATACTCATCAGCCTCGCGATATGAAGAAAATGTCTTGACCTCTACTGATTTACCATCCGGTGAAAACACGTCTTTATAATCATCGGTGTCATCGGTATAACCACACTTTTCCATAAGGTACCGTTCAGCAATTAAGCCGTATTCAGTATTATCATAACCAGAGTATACTGGCTTGTACTCACGTTTCATATGCTCACGCAATGCTTTCGCATCGATATCTTTATTTGTGAACGTAGTTCCGACTTCGATATTCCAATTCATATTGTATTCCTCATAACAAATTCTAAAGCACGATCTGCTTCTTTTTCAAGTGGACGACTCTTGTACCAGTTACCGTTTGACATATCGAGCTGTCGACAAAGTACCGCGATCTCTTTCGATGTAATTGGGTAGTTCTGACGAACAGCTGATGATGCGATAGAAACCATAAGCTGGTACATCTTATGGTACCATCCAGTACCTGATATATCCTGATATTCAGTAATCATCTTATTCGAAACAAACGGGCAGTTCTCATACGAAGTCCAGCGGATATCCGTATTGGTGAGTCTATTTGCCCGTTCTTTAAGCAAAGCTTCCCGAATGGCAGGAGGAAGCTTGTCTATCATACCTACGTTTTGTTTCTCGGCATATTCATGCTTTGACATTAGTTCGTAAGGATCAATGTAATTACCAGCATTAGTGAAAATAAAGTTGTCAGCACCAGGATACTGCGCAGGTACGTAATACATTCTAGATAGATCTTTAGTCTGCTTATCTCCGATGTTGTCGAGCTCTGTGTTGAGGGCGAACCAAAAGTGTCTAATTTTAGACTGTTCAACCGGGTGCGTAAGTGGAAACACAAGGCGAAACTTCGGCGAACCACTTTTACTACTAGCAGTAGAATAACAGACATAGTAATAACTGCCAAAGCGTTCTCTAAGTTCATTTTGCAGATCTCCTTTAAACTCATGGTCATCAACGTCAACAGCAGCCCAACCAGACCATGCAACGACGTTGTCATTTGCACGAGTAGTGTCAGGTTTATAGACAGCTGGCGAAACTAATTCAGCATCTACCTTTCCTTTCTTAGGTTGCTTAGACAATTCATACAGGAGTTTCTCTAGCTCGTCAAAGCTAGAGAAATCCATTCGCCTATGAGTTTTATTGTCATAAACGTATCTTTGTTGTTCTTCCCACCAGCGTGGTGGTTTAAACAGCGTTAGGGATATCACCGTGATTATCCTTATGTGTTGGTGGTGTCCATCCAGATGGCTTAAGAAGATCTGGAAGCCCGAATGGGTTTGGCCGACCAGGCTTTACACCAGGCGATTTTGCCATATTCGCTTGGTAGACACGATCCCATGCTTCATTAGGATCTACGCCGAATACGTCTAGTGTCCCAATAGCAAAGACGCACATGTCGATCAGGCCATCTACGATTTCTTCAGGATCTTTTGCTTCAATAGCATCGAGGGTTTCATCAAGTTCTTCTTTACACATTGAAAGACGGAAACGAAGATACTTGTCCATCAACTCTTTATTACCTTTATTGGCGTTAAACCATTCTTTAACACCAAATTTGTTATGCATCATGTAGATGTCATTTGCCCAATCAGACATTTAAATCACTCCATTTCTTTAGTTTTTCACGTTTAGCAGCAGCGGCAATAGCCACCATTTCCGGGTCGATAAGTCCGGCTTCTACTACCAGTTCATACATACACATCAAATCGCCAAATTCACGTTCGAGGGGTGGTTGCCGCCCATCTTGATTGGCAAAACGAATCACCTTCGAGCATTCAACAGCAACCTCGTTGCATTCCTCGGCCGTAACGACCATCAACTCTTCGATCATATTCATATATTATACTCCATTTTGGGTGAGATGTACACAGTTAATCCCACAATCCTTCATAATATTTTCCAAACAAACGGAAACCATTTGTCACTCGAGCTCGATGAGCTTTCATCTCATCCCAATCTACATGCTCAAAGCTTCCGCCAAGACGCTTAGATTCGTCTTCAATCCATTTACCAAAGAAAGATATTTCATCATCTTCTTCTAGTTTAGTTCCAAACGCAAAGATCATTTCATCCATTGCCCAATCCCATGCTTCAAAATAGAACTTATCAGTATTATGATCTTCTGGTTCTTTATAGCATTGAAGATTTCCTGGCCGATCTTCCATATCGACGAAGGGTGCCCTGTGTTTCGTTGCTTTTAGCTGGATAAGCATCGGATGAACGATATACGCTAAAGTGCTATCCATATTCCATGTATCATACTTATGGATCTTAACTTTATGTTTACTATCTAGATATAAGTTAATTGAATGGTTATAAATCCATTGCGTAACATCTTCGACCTTTTCAAGAAGTGCCTCAAACTTAGTAGTATTCTTTTCCCACTGATAGTCATACTTCTTATTCATATAACCATAATGAATTTGAGAAGTCCAACGATTTACATATGGACCAATATTAACTTTCAT